CCGAGAGTCGTGCCCGCCGATCCAATGGAAGGTTTGAAGATATCGCTCATGTAACTGATTCTCTGGAAGGGTTCGTAAGCCTGTTGCAACTGTGTCTGTCGCGCTGCGTCGAGTTCCCTCTGGGCCTGTGTCTGCTGGGTCGCGCCGAGTTGCGAAAGGAGTTGCGCTTCCTGGCCCACCAGCCCCTGACCCATGCCGGCAAGATTGGCCTGTTGCGTGCCGAACGTGCCGATCCCGGCGCCCAGCTGGGTTGCCGCCTGCGTCTGCCCCACGCCAACCTGACCGAGTAGCTGGGCCACGCCCTGCTGTCGTTTCTGCTGGGCCTCGAAGGCCGTCTGTGCCGCGTTCTGGGCCTGATTGAAATTACGGGACAGGTCCTCGAAGATGCGGCGGCTCTGGATGTCCGCGAGCCCTCGTCCGAGTTCTCCCTGTGCTATGCCGTATCGGCCACCACCGAAAGCGCCACCTTGCACCGCCTGTGCGGCCAGCTGGTTCTGCTGTATGTCAGCCTGCCGCTGGTACTCGGCCAGAGCCTCTTGCGTGACGGCCTGTTGATAGGGGTCCATGAACGCCGCAGCCGATGTGGGATCGTACTGGCCCGCGGCGCCCGCTGCTTGCTGCGCCGCCTGCGCGAAAAGGGCCGGGGCGCCCGCGGCGCCTTGCTGGAGAGCCGCCAATCCCGTTCCTAACGTCTCGGCGCCCGTCGTCAGATAAGGCTGGTACTGGCCGATGCCCGCACCGACCGTGGCCGCTTGCTGCGAAAGTGGGTCCAGACCGGCGACCTGAATGGCCGGAATATCGACGGGGGTTTCCCCGCGAGCGAATCCGGCCTCGAGAATGCGCTTCTGGAAGTCCTCGAGATACGGGGCTTGGCGAACGATTGATTCTGTTGTTGTTACGTCAGCCATTATCCCATCCTCTCGAATCGTGACATCATGTCATACATTCGGGCCGCTCCAAGATTACGATTACCATTGCCTGCATTCCGCACGGCATCCGCCGTCATGACAAACTCACCATCCGAAAGTCTGGCGGGAATGCTGTCGGAGGTCCCTGAACCGGGACCAACGACCTCGCCGCCGCGAGCGCCAAGAGCGGTCGGGGCACTCCATTCACCTGCTAGACCGGGCTTTTTAAGAATATTTAAGAGGTTGGGTGCGGATTGAACATTACGCGGACCATAGATGAATTGCGGTTGTTGCCACGCCTGCTCTTCTGTGATGCCTGCAATTTTAGCGAGATTTTTGGCTGAATGCACTGGTGGCCCCATCCATATTCCGTAGAGCCTACGTGCTTCGTCAGAGGTTCTGTCCAATTTCTGCCAAGCGGTATACGCTTCCCGTTCCTGACTGCCTTCTGGAAGAGACGCAGCCTTCTCTTTTTCCTCTTCTGTCATGACAAGTGCCAGAGCAGCAGGAACACCCCCAGCCAGCACTTTGCCCGTTATGTTTTCCATCATCGACAACTCTTTTGCTGTGCCTTTAGCAGAAGGAGTATCCGTTTGGCGAGCGGCTACCGCTTCCGCTGTCCATGGTTTTGTTATTGGCTCTATTGTCGCCGTCTCTGTTGCCACTTGCGTAGCCACTAGCGGATTCTTGCCTTCAATCGCCCTAGCATTAACATAGGTCCCTCTCTGCGCTTCTGCCAAATCGCCAGCAGCGATGAGTTTATCTGCTTCCACATGAGCGGAATCTATGCTCTGATTGTATGCTGGAGTAGCAAACTCTGATGCGGTTGGAAGACGGGGTGGAGATACCTCTAGCCGATTAAAATAGTCGTATTCAGGCGCACTTACTGCTGGTGCCACGCGAGCCGCCGGGGTCCATTCACCTGATTCAAAACCCAAACCACTCGCCATAGGTGTATATTCTTCCGGAATCATCGCCTCTGAAGGCTGAAAATCCCACGCAGAAGAAATATTTTCCGCTGTCTGTCCACCTTGAGGTACTGCAAGACTTTGTCCAACGCTTCGCGCTGTCGGGGCTAATTGACCACTAGGACTCATGCGAACACCCGCTGCCCCAAGAGCGTCGGCATCTTGATACATTGGGAAAAGACTCATGGATCCACTTTGTTTAAGTGCCTCTGCGCCAGCAGATCCTCCACTCCACGATGATGGAAGAAGGTCTATTCCGCGGGGACCAAAAATACCTTGAGAAAGGGGACTTTGAACGCCCCCACTAAACAAACCACCTACGGCATCTACTGGAGACATCAGGCCCTTGCCCACTCCGGACATAAATCCTTCCCCTCCAAGTCCACCAATACCACCCACCAAGCCTTGGCCAGCCCAACTAAGCGCACCCGACTTCAGCGCATCGCCCCACGACCCTCCCATAAGTTTGGTGGTCAGGGCCGATGCAATGATGCCGCCGATACCCGGTGCAATTAAATTGCCGACAATCGGCGCGAGAACGGGAGCGGCTTTCTTGAGGACCTTCTTCGCGGCCCGCCATATCTTCTTGAAGAAGAATTCCGGTTGTCCGGTGATCGGGTTCAGGGAATTAAGAGAGTTGCCAACGACGTAACGATTGGGGTCCTCGATCCCCATCATCGTCATCTGGCGGAAGAGATCCTGCTTCAGACGGGGGTTGGCCTCAAATATCTCCCCCGGAATGATGGTTTCCCCTTCCGACGCATGGACCATGTAGTCGTCGCCGTAACGGCCCAGTGTCGCCAGCCCGGTGGCCAGAGCCTGGGCAGTCGGTTCACCACTATATTTGGGGGATGAGTACATCAGGATATCTCCAGAACGCTCGCGAAGGCATAAATCTTCGATGCCGTGTCACAATTTAATATGAGCGTATCACTGGCCTCGAGTACGAAAGGGCCAGCGAGAGACGTATCTGCGAGAGTTCCGATGCTGTCTTTTCCCAGCGTAACCGTCACGGACGCGGAACTGTCGGTTATCTTCGGATACACTACTATCGTACCGGAGTGACTATTATACAAATTGAGGTTTTTTACAATGGCTTCCGTGGCCGTTGGACAGGTGTAAATGGTCACGTCACCCGTCGCGCCCACCAGAGCAGCTATGTTTTTGTACGCAGAAGCCATTATTCCATAAACCAGCTAACGCCGTTGGTGTCGTCCTTACCACTGACTATGTCCGGGAAGTCCATCTTCGTCAGCGCCATCTCGAGATCCCGGAGGATGCGAACGAAAGTGTCCGCCTCGTAATCGTCAGGCGCCATGGGCATACTGTGGTCCAGTAGCTTTGCCATCAGCGTCTCCCGTCAGGGCGAAGATCGAGACGAAGATCGCCCAGGGTCCACGCCAGGTCGGTCGAGGCGCTCTGGATTCTCATGACGGCTTGGCGGGATCTCGCCCGTACAAAAGACTGCTGTGTCGTCGGCGTCACGGAATTGGTCGAGTTCGTGGTAAGGGAGTCACCGGGATAGTTCCGCGTCTTGACGATGTAGTCCACGGTTCCTGACGAATCCCCGCTCGTATCCGTTATGGAGATGTCGGGAACCACGCGGCTCATGAACATGAAGTGGTCGCCATCGCCAAGGTCGAAATCCGCCGACTCGATGAAAGCCGTCATGGCCGAGCCGTCGTTGTTCTGCCCGAGTTCGTGGATGTAGATGTAGTTCACGCTACTGACGGCCCCGGAGCCACGCGGATTGTCATGGATGCCGTAGTCCACCCATGCCGTTCTGGAGAGTGATCCCAGATCCCAGGTGTTTTCCGTGAAGTTGAACTTGACGTAGCGGTCGATCTCGTCGCTGTCGGAAGTGGGATAGAACCAGAACACTTCGTCGAACATCTTGTTTGACGCCGCAAAGCACTTGAAGCTCTGGTCGAGATTGATGTCGTCAAACACGTAGCGCAGAAGGGTGCAGGGGATCACCTGTACACGGCCCGTGTAGACGTAGAAGTTCTCACGGTCCATCCAGAATACCTTGTCGCCCACGGTGGTGACGGCGTTGGGACCGAGGATCGAGACGTTGTTCGCCAGCATCGAAATGCCGAACGTAAAGGGAGGCCCGGTAAAACGCATGGCGTGAAGGGAGGTGTCGGTCCAGATGAGCATCTCCTGACGCGTTTTCTGGGCCGATATGATCTCGGAACCGGACGAAATCCGCTGGGAACCCGCCGTGTTGGTCGCGGTCGGGGTCCAGTCTACAGGGTCTTCCTGATCGGACCAGCGCACCATGAGCAGATCCTGGTCGGTCTCGTTGATCGGATTGCATCCAAAACAGACGACGTGGCGATCCGCGCCGGATACCATGATCCTTCGCGTTATCGTCGGTGCATCCGAAGCGCCGGTCTGCGAGGCAAAGGTGGTGGCCCGCGCTCCAAGGCCAAGGGTCTTATCCCAGTAATACGGAGCACCGTCGTAGACGTTGAAGATGAGGTCCTCACCCCAGTTGTCCTGCGTGTACAACCGGATGTTGGAACCCGTCTCGGCGGCAGTGGTGGAGGATTCTCCCCATCCGACGAAGGCGTTCGCTTCCTTGACAGCCAAGCCATCTGCATGGGCTGCGGCGGTCGTCCCCCGCACCCCGCGAACAACGCCCGCGTTGATCAGATTGGTGGACTTCCCCGTATACTGGATAAGCTCGTCTTCGATCAGCATCAACCCGACGAAGGTAATGGCCGCGCCGCTTGATGAACTGGCGGCGGTCGTCCCGTCTTCGCCACGGGTGAGTTCGCCAAAGACGTTGGACGCGTTCGTGCCGTAGCGGATTTTCTCGCTACCAATCAGGATCGTTCCCTTGCTGGGGAAAGCACTGGAATTGGCGGCTGCTATGGAGGAACTGGAAGCCGTGAGGTTGGCTCCGGTGGTTGTCGAGGCCGTCTCGAAATCGGATGCGCTCGTCAACGTGAACGAGGTGTCCGAGTCGCTTATCCCGCCGCTATCGTTAAGCGTCGTCTGGGAATAGGTAGACGTAAGACCGCCCCAGGTCCCCGCACCGAAGCCCGTTCCGGTCACGACCGTGTTCAACCCCGTATTGATCTGGTATTCCGCCACGACCGCAGAGCCGCCGCCCGCCGTATCGCCGGAAGATGCCGAGCCTTCCGTCGTCACGGTATAGCTGTTGGAGTCGATAAGCGTAAGCTGGAATTCCGTATTGATCTGTGCAGCGGTGACGCCGTCCGTGGTCGTAGCGCCGGAAAACGTGACGAAGTCGTTGTCCACCGCACCGTGGGATGGTGCCGTCACGGTCAATATGCCGCTGGAAGCGGACCCGGTCTTGAGAGGATTGGCCCCGAGGGTGGTCGTAGCCCGGATCGGCGTTACGTCGTTATAACCGCCGCCTTCCTCGATATAGAACTTGGTTTCCGTACCGAGGCCCATGTACTTGGAGCCGTCAAGCGCGGCCCATACGTGAAGGGACCTTCCGGTCCCCTCTATGGTGTTGCTGCTTAACCGTTCCCAGCCGCCCATCTTCTCGGGACGCCCCTTTCGGAAACGGATCAGGTCGGAATTATACCAGCCATTCTCATCACCATAGGAGGTCGTCTCGCGGTTGACACCGGGACG